AAGTACCCCCTTATGAAGGATCATACGGAAATCAACCAAAAAAATGGATTGATAAGTGCAATGTTATAGAAAAAATGTTAAATTATATACAATCAAAACATTACAACAATATGAAAAATGGCTAAACAGTTTGAAATACAATTAGAATTTACTACAAAGGGAGCAACAGATTTAATAGAAGCTCTTAAAAAATTAGCTGCTGAACAAAATAAAGTTTCTGCAGCTCAACGAAAATTTAACAACGCAAATCTAAAAGCAGTTACTGCTACCAAGAAATTATTAATGGCTCAAGAAAAGCATCGTTCTGCGATGTTAAAAACTTCTACACAAATTGCAAAACTTAAAGAGCAGGTAAGAGTTTTAAGAATGCGTAACCAGCAACTTGCTGCTTCATTGAAGAAAACTACAAGAGCTTCTAACAGAATGCGTATTTCTACTGCTGGATTACAAAGAACTATTGGTTCTATTAGAAATAAAATTCTTCTTTTAACATTTGCTTTTGGTGGTATGGCAGCAGGTATTGGGAATGCCATACAAACCTCTATGCAATTTGAAGCTGTTAAAGTGCGACTTAACTCTATGTTTGGCTCTGTAGAAAGAGGAACAAAAGCATTTAATACATTTAACAAAGTTGCAGCTACTACTCCATTTACATTAACAGATGTTGTTGAAGCTGGTGCAGCGTTAAAAGCATTTGGTACAAATGCAGAAGAAATGATTAAACCTACTGCTGATTTAGCAGCGTTTATGGGTGTAACTGCTACTGAAGCAGCTCAATCTCTTGGTAGAGCATTTGCAGGTGGTGCAGGTGCAGCAGATATTCTTAGAGAAAGAGGTATTTTACAGCTTATTCGTGATTTCAAAGGTATAGACGATTTATCAAAAATTAGTTTACCTGATTTCAGAAAAGCATTAGAAGAAACATTGCTTGATCCTGAAGCAGGTATTGCAGGTGCTACAGATAGACTTGCTCAAACAATGACTGGATTAGTTTCTAATATGTCAG